TGATTATATCAATACTTACATTTACTTATCTCAATTTAAACAGATTTTTAACATAAGTATTTATACAATGGCAGTCATAGATTTAAATAATTTAATAAGACCGAAACAGAGATATAATCAATCTACTCAGATATCAAAGGTCATTATTGTAAATGATCCAATCTATACTGATCTACATTTAGATATAATTCCTTCTGAAAATGTGGGATTGGGGTTAAAAGCTGTTAACACAAGTGATATTTTGGTTGATAATGATATAAAAGCTATTGAAAACTCAATTAGAAATATTTTTACAACAAAAAAAGGTCAAAAAATATTAAACCCGGATTTTGGTTATTCTTTAGAACAATATCTTTTTACTCAGATCACACAAGCAAATGCAAAGGCTATGGGTAATGATATATTAAATGGTATTACAAAATATGAACCAAGAATTGAAGTATCAAACATAACAGTGACACCAAATTATGATCAAAATTTATATCAAGTTGCAGTTTACTATACTATATTAGAATTAAACAAACAAAATATTATTAACATTATTGCACAACTAGGAGGACAAGTCCTTATATAAAGGATAATTATTACAATGGCAACTAACAATACAGATCCTTTATTTACCAATAATTCTTATGTAGCATTTGATGGTACAAGTATAAACGACTTGATAATAAATCGTTTAAATGATAATCAAATTTTTACAGATCAAAATTATCAAGGATCTAATTTATCATCTTTCTTGGATGTCATCAGTTATACTTTTAGTACACTTCTTTATTATTTAAATAAAACATCATCAGAAAGTATGTTCTCAGAAGCTCAAATTTATGAGAACATGAATAGAATTGTAAAACTTTTGAATTATAACCCAAAAGGAAAAATAGCACAAAACGTAGCTTATCAATTACAAGTAACATTACCTGTTGGTAACTATATGATACCTCGTTACTCTTATTTAAGAGTAGGTGGTGTTATATTTTCTTTTAATAAAAATGTATATTTTTCTTACCATTCAAATGGTTTATTAGAATTACAAAATCAAGATACTGATTATTTTTTATATCAAGGAAAATTTGAAGAATATCCAATATATACAGCTATAGGTGTGAATAATGAAACTTTATTCTTAAATATAGGCGAAGGAAATTATATAGATCATTATAATATTGATGTTTTTGTAAAATTAGCAAATACCGATACATGGCAAAAATGGAAAAGAAGTGAAAATTTATTTTTAAACAAATCAACAGATCAAGTTTATGAAGTTAGATACAATCCAAATAAAAATTATGAAATAAAATTTGGGGATGATATTAATGGTAAAAAAATAAAAACAGGAGATAGTGTTTTGGTTTATTATTTAAACATTGATCCTACTGCATCAACAATAGCAGCAAATACATTGAGTAACACAAATATATCACTTTTTAATAGTGTTAATTATTCAAAAATTCAAACAGATACAATGGAATATCCAGCAAACATATTAGGATTAGGAACTGTAGGATTAGTTCAAGTAAATAATCAATTTCCTTCAAATCCATATACAGAGGAAGAAAGTGTTGATGAAATTAGAAAAAATGCACCAAAAAGTTTTTCATATCAACAAAGATTAGTAACAACTAATGATTTTGAAACTTTTATAAAAAATAATTATGGTTATATTTTTTCAGATTGTCGTGTTGTTAACAATAATGATTATTTAAAAGGACATATGAAATATCTTTATGATATTGGAATAAAATCTCCTCAACTTGATTTATCTGTAATGTATAATCAAATTAAATTTTCAAATAGTTGTAATTTTAACAATATTTATGCATATTTAGTTCCTTCTAATGAGGCGCAATATTACGCAACCGCTACACAAAAAGAAATTGTATTAAATGATATTTTAGATCAAAAAACTTTAACTTCAGAAGTAATTCCAATGGACCCGGTTAATATGGTTTTTGATTTTTATGCAAAATCTCCAAATTCTATACCAACTGTTAATGATTTATATTATAGTAATTTACTTATATATAAAAATACAAATGCTAGACAATCTTCATCAGGTATTATAAATAGCGTTATTGAAATAATAAAAAATTATTTTAGTAAAACCAATATAAAACTTGGTCAATTTGTAGATGTATCACAAATAGCTTCTGATATATCAAATTTAGATGGTGTTAACAAAATACAAACATATAGAAGTGATACAGATACATATATTGATGGATTATCATTTTTAGTATGGAATAATGCATATCCAAATTTAGATGTAAGTGTACAAACTCATAATTTACAACTTGAATATTTTCAATATGCTTTTTTTAATAATATATCAAACTTGATAAACAGAATAAAAGTTATTGAACCAACAGGTGTTATACAAATAACAGATTATTAATATGCAAGCACTACCGCTTCCATCAGTATTAAATGAATCAATTTATTTTGATTATGCACCACCGCCAACATTTGCTGGACATATAAATAGACATCCATTTAAAATTATCATTACTTCGTCAAATGATACTCCCCATTTAATTTCTTTATCTACAAAATATTCTAAATCATATCAAGTACAGGGGCAAATGAATAAATGGTCTTTTTTAAGACCAGAAAATAGATTTTTAGATTTAAGTGGAAATGAAATAACTGAAATTATATCAAAAGATACACCTTTATATAAAGATAATGATGGTAATTTTAATACAATTAGTGGAAATTTTATTGGAGTAAGTGGATATGCAGAATTTTATTTTATTGATGATCTTTATAATTATGATTTTGCATTTAATGATCAAAAATATACAACTATAATTGCTATGTTACAAACAAGTGGTGTTGATTATTTTACATCACAATCGCAGCACATTCAATCATCAAGATATTCAAATAGTAAAGCTATTGCATATCAACCGCATATTTTTCATTATAGAGATCCTGATTATATAAAAATTTCTGAAAATGGTATAAGAGATTTTATAAATCCTCGTTGGGTTCCAGCAGATCAACATATTGTTTTTAGTTTTAATTGGAATAAAAAATATAGTGAATTATTTTATGATGGTAATGAAATTACTCCTATAAAATTTGATTCAAATTTTAATAAATCTATACCATCAAATACAAATACTGATACAGTTAATATACAAGCTCAATTAATAAATGATGATATTTTAGCTATAAATAATCAATTTGATAAAATTGAAAAAAGTTTAAATAATTTTGAAAAAATAATTTTAAATTTAAATGACGCACCAGCTACAACTCCTGCAGGAAAATATATTTATAATGAAAATTTATATGCAGCTAATGCAATATTAAATTATAAATCAGAATTACAACAACAAGTGGTTGAATATGCAAAATACAATTATCCAACAACATTAACCGATAATGCTCTTTCTGCAAAATGTTACAGAGATGTTGGTTATATTATTGATGCAATTGTTGCGGATTTAAAAAATAATACAAATCATAGATCTATTGAAGTTGGTAACATGTATTTTAAAGGCACTTTGATGAAAATGGAAAATACAGGTAGTTCAGTTCCTACATTACCACAAAATCAAATAGATGCAACGGTTAATGCTATCAAATCTTTATTGTATTATATAAATGGTGAAAATATAGTAACGGTTAAACCAACAACTAAAATAAATGATCTTTTGGAGATATTTAATCAAATTATTTTAAGTCAGGATAATACACCAGCTACAATTCCTGCTGGTAATATTACAAATTCTTCATATTTAAGTGCCAGTAAAAATATATTAAAATATAAATCTCAATTACAACAACAAGTTATCAATTATGCCAATTATTTTTATCCATATGCAATGGGTTCTAATGCAACACTCAGTGCATATTGCTATAGAGATTCTGGATATATTATTGATGCTATTGCTGCTGATATTGCCAATAATACAAATCATAGATCAATTGAAGTCGGTAATATGTATTTTAAAGGTATTACAAAAAATGTAATATATGGTAATGGTAGTACGACACCAGTAATACCATCTGATCAATTAACAGCAACTATAAATTCAATCAAATCGATGGCATATTACATTAATGGTAATAGTATACCGACACAAATACCATCTTTTACCACAACAGGTATACTTTCAACTGTTGAATTGGGTTCTGCTAGACAATCGGACGTTGTTGATAGACTAAATGATGTTGTTTATGCTCTTCAAAATAGCGGAAATTTAAAACAATATAATCCTCTTGGTACTCCTACTGATCAGGATATAGATACTGCTAATATGTTAATTAGCAATAAAACATTATTACAATCACAAGTTTCTAACTATGTAAAACAAAAAGGATATTTAAAAGTTAGTCCACCAGATCCTAATTTAGCGGTTTTATGTAATAGAGATATAGGATTAATGATTGATGCATTAGTTCATGATTTAAATAATGGCACTAATGCAAGATCAATAGAATACGCATTAGCTTATTGGAATGGTAGTACAACTAGATTACCAGATAGTTTAGTTCCAAATCATAAAGCAAAAACAATTGATACAATTAATAAACTTAAATCTTGCATTCTTGCATTATCACAAACTTTAAGAAAAACTATACCAACTCAACCCACACCATTTACTACAACAGGTATTTTATCAACTATTGATTTAGGTTTAGGTAAAAAAAATACTATAATAGATGAAATTTCTAATATAATTTATCCAATTCAAAATAAGGGAGATTTAAAAAAATATTCACCAGAAGGATCTCCTACACAAAGAGATATTGATTTAGCAAAAGCTATAATTGCTAATAAAGAAGCTATACAACACAGAGTATCAAGTTATGTTAGCGGTCAAGGGTATTTAAAAGATCCAGCATTAATCAGTAAATGTAATAGAGATGTAGGTCTTATGATAGATGCGGTTGCTTATGATTTAGAAACCGGAGTTACTGCTAGATCAATTCAATATGCATTAGCATATTGGGAAGGAAGTAATAGTAGATTGCCTGAAAATATAATACCCAATCAAATAGCTAAAACTATTGATACCATAGAAACTCTTAAAAAAGAATTATTTAACCTTTACAAATACGAAAGTAATAAAGTTATAATTAGAGCTTATTTTTTAAACAATAAAATAGAAGTTAAATATAAAAACGAAGATCAATATCTATCACCGGGATATAATAAAACAATATTTAATGTCGGTAAAAGATCCACAATAGCTGTTGCCATGACAGCACATGCTGAATTTTTATCACCAAATATAAAAGGTAATGTATATTCACCTAAAATGTGGCTTTCAAACCCAAAAGCCGGGATGCTAGGAATAGCAGAATATAATTTCCCTAAACAATTTGATTTAGATAAAAATTCTTTATCAAAAGCTCAAATTTATAATTTTGACGTTCCTATTGTACAAGAACCTTATTTTATGAATGATAGGTTTGCAACAACAGGTTTTCATGGAATAAACAGTATAGCAGTATTACCACCTCCTAATTTTGAAGCATGGGCAACTGACGGTGAATTAAATTATCTTTATAAATTTGGCACAAAAGGACAAATTTTATCTGCAATTGATTTAGTAAAAGTAGTCGGTGATAATTTTGGTCTTTTAGTATATAATCAAGTATCACCAACATCAGTTGTTTTAGATAGAAATCAAAATCTTTGGATCACATTATATGATAGTAAATTTGTTTTAAATTTAGATAAAGATGGTAATTTCTTAGGTGGTTTAAGTTTATTACAAGATATAGAATATGTAACACCTCCTTCAATTGATCCAGATTGGAATTCTAAAAATCAACCATATCCAGATGTTGAAGAAACTCAAAATTTCGTAGAACCTACATTTTTAGATACAGATAGTTTAAATAACATATGGGTTACATATTCAAATTATGCAAGTGGGTATCTTTTAAAATATGATATTAACAATAATATTTTACAAACAATATCATATCCAGTTCGAGCATGTCCTCAAGATCTTATCATTGACAATAAAGATAATGTATGGGTTGCTTTATCCAACAATATATGGAATTCTTTAGGTTATATAGAAAAAAGAGATACTGAAGGACAACTTTTGAGTACTTTTGGTCCTATAATGGGTGTAAATGAAGTAACTTTAGATCGTGAACAAAATTTATGGTTCACATATAGTTATAGCAGAATTGGTTATATAGATAATATAACTGGTACAGTTTCAACATTCAATGTATCAGATAATAGTGATCAATTTAAATATGCACAAAAACCTTATGTTTCAACACCAACAAAAAATACTGATGAAACAGCACTTGAGGGTATTACATGTGACTTAAAAGGTTATTTATATGTAGTAAATTCTGTAGAAAATCAAATATATGTTTATGACACAAAAACAAAATTATTTGTAGATAAATTTTATGTTAATCCTCAAGGATTTACATTTTGGACTAGAACCGAAACTGGACCAACTGAAATAGAATATAACCAATGGGATAAATCACTACAAGCTCATGGTGATTGGATGGGTACAAAATGGTTAAATAAATATAACGATAAACCTGATACATATCAAATATCTATTACTGGTAATTCTTGTAAACTTGAATTTATGGCAGTAACTTCAAAAAACTTTAATTCAAAAGTTTCGCATTTAGCTAGTACTTTTTATAAACATATAGAAACAAATTACTATCAAATAATAGAAGTAACAAATAAAACTACTAATGAACCAATTTTAGTAAATGATCTTTTTGATATATTTAAAGTAAATGAAAATTATGATTTAAGTTCTCAAATTAAATCATACGCTATAACTCCAACTTTATTTGAAAGTTCTTATTTATTTGATCAATTTTTACCATCAATATATGGTTATTATCCATATAATCATCAAGATTTTGGAATAATTTCATATGAAAAAATATCAAATTTTATTTTAAATAATAGTGATATAGACACTTGCGAGATAGACAAACTTTACAGTTTATCAGATGCTACTGATACTAACACCGAAGACTTTTTATTAAACTATCCATTAGAAATAAAACGTTTAATGGATATATTTTCAATTAACCAAACAAAACTTTTTGGTTCTGTTCAAAAAAATCAAAATAATTTTAAAACACCATCAGATGACGGACAGTTTAATAGAGGTAAATTACTAACATCAACTTATTCTGTAACAGCAGGTGTACCAGTAATATTAAAAACCAAATCATTAAATAAATATGAACTTATACAAACAGGACCGTTTGTTGGTTTAAATGAATATCCTTTAGATTATTTAGTTAATTCTATTGGTATAAATCAAACAGTAGGTGGTGCATGGCAAGGATATTATGAATTTTATGAATTTTTACCTTCAGAAAGTTCAATATATTCAAATAATATTATTGATTGGGATAATCCACAAACAACAATTAGTCGTAATTTAACAAGCGTATTTGATTGGGTTGGTGATGAACAAACGATTGACAAGATATTTTCATATCATTTTTATACAGGATTGGGTATTATTTAAAGCTTGTAAATGAGCTTTTTAATCTAAATATTAGAGTAAATGAATAATAATCGAATATTCGACATGACCGAAAATGGGGATTATCCAAATGAATCCTATGCGATAACACCTAGAATTGAATCAGGGTTTTTAGCAGGTACGCCATTTTTAGGTTATGAGACTTGGAATGGTTCTTGGGCTAATTTAGGACCGTGTTTGACTATGAGTTTTATAAATTATCATAGAAATCCATCAGTTTCAGTTATAGATCTATGTGAATATACTTATAAAGATTATCAGTTTTATACAAACGCTTCTTATATAACGGCTAGTCCTGTATTTCCAGTAAACATGACACCACAAACTGGTTCTAATTTTGTCCAATATATAGAAAGAACAAATACAATTAGTTTTGAACAAAATTCAATCATAAATTTTGATATTTCTTCTTTAAGAAAAGATTATAGAACACCATATGAATTTAATTTTTTCTATTTTAGGACAACTCCAACTGATAATTATCCACTTGGAACTTTTTATGGATATTTATTATATCCAAATAGAATATTTTTAAATCCAACAAATTTATCATATAGTGGTGGTAAATGGTCTTTAACTACAAATGTTAAAATTTTAAATACAGATTTTATATCAATATCAGAATCAAGTTATATTGAAAATGATGCATTGACTATACATAAAAATCGTGTAAAAACACTACCTTCTTCATCAAATTTAAATAGCGGTTTAAATGCTAATAATATTACTTTTGATTTAAAAGCATGTAGATCAAAAAATGATTATCCAGCTTTTATATTTGGTGACACTATACCATCATTACTTTCGACAAAAGTTGATTCAAACAATGATGTTGTTTATATATATCCGGATACTAGTTTTATAACTTTTAGTGCTGCATATGATGCCGTTTATATGGATAACGGTGTAATGACTAAAGTAAATAATCAACCTACAATATATATTCAGCAAGATCAACCAACATCTTTAAGTTTTTCAGGAGGGTTTGGTGCATCTTTTATACCAGTATATAATCCGTCAAGCGGACTTCAAACTTTTAAAATAATACAAGAAGCATTAAATCCATATACATTAACAGATCCTCCAGTAATGGCTATGGCAGATGCTTCAAATTGCGTATTAAGTGCAACTTTAGCTAATGATGGTACTTTTAATTTATATAATCCATATCCATTGGTTAATGTAGATTTCCAAAATGGAAAATATATGGGTGTAAATTGTATAGCAGATTGTTCAAAATTAAGTATACCCGATGTTACAGCTTCTTCAACATTAAATAGTTTTACTGTAAATGGAAGTCCTGCTACTTTAAATACAAATTATACTGGTTCAACGATAGGAACAAATAATATAGTTTGGGAAACAAATTATCCTCCTCATTGTTATTCATATAAAATTAAATTATTAGATTCTACAGGTACAGCTTATTTAGATAGTAATTCTCTTAATTTTTACATCAAATTATCATCTGATGTAACTCTTAATACAATAACATTATCGGCATATATGGGTTCCGATTTTAATATTATTAATTATCCTTTTGATAATTCTATTTCTGACAATATTGCATATCAAATAACAAATACATCATTGTCATCAATTGATAAATTTCTTTTAAATGTTAAATGTTATTATGGTAGTAGTTACGATAGAGAATATACTCTTACCGATGCTCATTTTCCTAATTCTGCACAGTTTAAAACCGCAAATGAAGCTAAAAATTTAAAAATAGTATATACTGGTGGTGATTTTTCTGGAGTTTCTTTTACAATAAGAGCATCACTTAAAACTGCAGCTGGTCAATTAGATCAATTTGAACCAGTAAATCTTAATTTTAAACTTCCTACTGCATTAAACGGTAATAGTATATTTTTAGATACAATAAAAGAAGAATCTAATTTAATAGAACTTAATGCTTCATATAATGTAAATGCATCATCATGGCCTTCAAGAGATTTATTAAAACCTCCAGCTACAGGATCTCAAATATTATGGGATTGGTATCATGGGTCACCGGGAAATAAAGATCTTAATTTAGCTTTTAATTATATAGATCTTGATGGAAATTATATAGCACCTGTAAATGGACCAATTAATTTTAGTAATAAATCATGGGCTGTTGCTCTTTCAGGTTATGGTCCAAATCAAATAACAGTTACTCTTTCGTCTGCAAAATATAATGAAACTGCATCAAAAGTTACAAACCCATCATTATATAATTTTTTAAATTCCGGTAAATTTATAGTTACTCCATTGACTGATTTGGATAATTTAAATTTAACACGAACTATACAATTAAAAGCACAGATACCATATGGTAATGAAGTGTTTGATATACCTCCAACAATACCAATATATTGGACATGGGAATATGATGATGTTAAAAATGAAAATTTATTACCAATAACAGCTGATCAAATTTTAAATAATAATTTAGATTATGTATATAGTTCAAATGGGGCAGCTTCCATATTAAGTGCAATACAAATAAATGTAACACCGGGTTATTCAAAAACTATACCTAGAGTGCATAAAGTAAAAGTTATAGCATATACCGATATTATATCACCTTCAGTATCAGGATCATATACATTTTATGTTGATGATTTTCCAGATCCAAGTATATTTAATACGGATTTTGTTGCATATTATAGTAATTTTACAACTTCCACTGATTCTCAAATTGCAGATACTAGAACTGATGATACTGTAACTCGTCCATATGACTCTGATTTGAATTTTACGTTTAAAGCAAATAATGATGTATTACCTAAAATTAAAAATGGTTATACAAAATGGATATTTAATGATCATGAAGTTGAAAATTATACTGATACATATGCTGTAGATTTATACAGTAATATTTCTTTATTAACAACAGGATTTTCATATGGATACCCAATTACATCCACTAAAATTGGATTAAATTTATATTCAGGTTTAGCACCGGGTTGGACAAGTGCTCATAATATAAAATCAAATCTTAATTTTTACTTATTAAGTAGTGAAGATTTTTACAACCCTTTAAATTTTATAATATATCCTGAATATGCATGGTTGGAACCAGATACAACTCGTGTAACATTATTAAGTACCGATCCTACATTACCTAGTTATTATACAAATTCATTTAGACCATCAGCTTATGGTAATAGAAAACATAACAGTCAAACATTTTGGTTATCTGCTAATAAACAATGTTTTAATTCTTTTGTATATCAAAATTTAGATACATCAAGCGTTATAGAAACAGCATCTTCATATGATTTATTAGACATATCTTATAATCCTTATGATTTGGCATCTTCAATTGGTATACCAATAGCATTATATGCATCTAATGATACATTTTACCCTGAAAATATAAGGAATCCATATAAAATATCTAAAATTGTAAATGGTCTTCAAGTATTAAAAACTGAATATCATACAATAACATCACAAACAATTGATTTTAGACCACCAACAAAAAATGTTGCTAATAATTTCTTTTTATCACCAGTTATATTACCGTATAATTATTTAAAATTAAATTATACTCCAAATCAAAAAGATATAAATTTGGATATAAATCCAAAAATATCAATAACACAAACATTGGGAACTTATCCTGCAAATCAACCAGCAGTTGTTATTGATGGTACTATTACATATTATCTTTCAAGTCATTTTTGGGAAGTTAGTAAAACTGTTCCCGCTGTTGATGGTACTTATAGTTTATTTGAGTTACAAATAGGAGATCCTACTATACCTTTAAATGCGGGTGAATTGGGTATAGATTATTTCCATTTATATGCAAAAACAAATGTAAATCAAAAAATACCAGCTACTACTTTTGATAATTATTCTATAACAGAATATCCAAAAGATAGAGATCTTTGGAATATAATAAAAGTATGAGTGTTATAATTACAGGCGATACAGATTTAGATGCTTACAGTAATACTATAAGGCAACAGTATTACATGTCAACGTATTATAGTTTGACCGGAAGTAAAGTATTTATAGAATATAAAAATCCAATAGTTAATAATAATAATCCAAATCTTTACATAAAAAAATATATTACAGATTTTGGCGATGGAAATGATTATACAGAATCATCTGTAACTTCAGCTGCTTCTGCAATTTATTATAAAAAAGGTACATATTATATTTCATATTCTGCGGTTTATAATGATGATACAGTTTTTCCTTATGTAACAAGAGAACCTTTTATTATTAAAGATAGTTGGGAAATTTATAATCAAAATAATATAAGATTAAACAATGAAATTAATTTAACTTTACCATACAATATAGAACAAATAAATATTCAACCTAATGAATGGGGTGTTGATGATATTTTTAATACTGCAATTTACAGATTACAAGATTCTTTAGAATATTTAATATCAAATACACAAACAATTAATACATTTGCACCAACTGTATTTTTCGGATGGCTTGGTAATAATGCAGGAACACCAGCATCTGGTATAAAATGGTTTACTCAATCATATAATTACAAATATTTAAATAATTCAGATTTAGCCACAAATAAAGGTACATCTTATTTCAGTAATGTTGTTGATGCGGTAGAGTTTGATGATTATTTATTTGTTATAGACGATAATAAATTAAGAATTTTTGAAAATAAAGCAATACCAAAAGAAATTATTTTTTCAAATACACTTCAATTGACATCTTTTTTAATTAATCCTGTATCAATTGAAGTTACAAAAATAGAAGATGAATATATAGCTTATGTTGCAGATCAAATTCAAAATAAAATTTATAAATTAAATATAAATTTTGATAAAAATAATGTAGATAAAAATAATGTAGATATAAAACTTTTTATAGGTGGATTTGGTGGATTAATTAATCATAATAGTTTTAACACACCAAGTCAAGTTTGTTATAGTAATAAAAACGTTTATGTTTTAGATTATAATAATAGAGGTATAAAACAATATAATTCGGATTTAAATTGGATATATACATATGGAATATCAGAATTTGATAATGATCAACCAATAAGCATTGCGGTACATAATAATGGTCTTTTATATGTTTTAACTAAAAATTATAATGTTTATATATTTGACAATCTATCAAATATAGTTTTTGAAAAAATATCAGTTTCAATTTCAAATGATAATTCTGCTTTATTAAAAATATCATTTAGTGAAAATAATGATTTCTTTTTTATATTAACCGAACAATATATATACAAATATTCAATAACAGGTGCATATATAACAACACTGGTAATACCTAAAAAAGATACCACAAAATATAGTAATATCAAAAAAGGTAAAAATGGAATTATTTTAGCATCATCTAAAAATTGTTTATTAAAAAGTCAAGATATATTGGAAGTTTTTAGATTGGGTAAAGGTTTACCTTATAAATATTGGACAAAAGATCAATTAAAAGTTTTTAAAAATGAATTTACATCAGATTTAAACTATAATCGTTCATTAGTAAGAATGGCTCAAAATATAAAAACATTTAGAGATACTTTAAATTCTAAATTTGTATTAGCTAAAGAACATATTCATGGAAATGTTATAGTATATTTTTCATATATACCTATAAATGTTTCAGAAAGACCAGTTTTTTCCGATGAGGTAGAAAATGAACTTTTAAGCGTTGGTGTTAATGAATTACACATTCCATCCGTTTTAAATAAAGAATTTAAAAAATTATATGATTCTTTACAACAATTAAATGATTTTTTAAGTATTCATAATTATACCGTAACTAATAATGATTGTTTAGATTCTTTCTGTTGGTCTTGGAATTCAACATCTTGTTATAAATTAAGTTTACCTGTTATAAAAACCTGCAAAATTAATCCTATTAGCTTTTTAGAATTATCATTAAATCAAAATAGTAATATAGTATATGCAAGTGCTTCAGGTGGAACTATAGCATGGGGTAATGCAACATCAAAATGTTGTCAAAAGACAACAACTTAGTATAAGTATTTATGTTCAATACTAGTAACCAGAAATGGTTCCTGATAACATCAGAGGCTTGAGAATAATATGAGTAACAGATTCCATTCAAAATTTCACAGACAAAATCATCACACTTACACAAGTTTGACGAATCCTGATGCTGGTCATGATCCAATAGCAAGTATAGAACAACCATTTTGGGGCGAATTTGTACTAAATGGTATGTTAAGTTGTGTGGCATCTGCCAGTGCAGTTGCTGGATATTATTATTCAAATCATACAGCTTTATGTGCTATAGCTGGAGAAAGAGGGGAATATATTTATAGTTTTGGTAAACTTGGTCTTGAAGTTTACAGTGCTCAATCTACAGCAATATCTGCAGTTGGTCCTTTTATAGGAGCTAATATATCATCACAAGTATATGGTATAAATGTATATGGTGGACAATATGGTATAAACACATCATCACCATTTTATGGTATTAATTCATATGGTGGTACATATGGTGGTAACTATTATAGCCCAGTAAGAGCATTGTCTGCTTATGGTGGACAATATGGTCTTGATGTTTATTCTCCAGCTTATGGTATTAATTCATATGGTGGTACATATGGTGGTAACTATTATAGCCCAGTAAGAGCATTGTCTGCTTATGGTGGAAATGTCGGACTTGATGTGTATTCTCCAATAAGTGCTATTAATGCTTATGGTGGAATTGTAGCAGCTAGAGTTTATAGTCCAGTAAGAGCATTGTCTGCTTATGGTGGACAATATGGCCTTGATGTATATTCTCCTTTAACAGCAATTAAAGCTTATGGTGGACAAGTTGCAGCTATTTTACAAAGTCCTGTAGTATCACTTTCAACTGGCGGTGGGGGTTATAATAGATTTGATAGTAGAGTTGGTATATATAGAACACCACAATCAGGTTATCAAACATCTCCTAATATTGTATTAGACGTTAATGGTAATTCTTATTTTGATGGTGATGTAACAATAACAGGTGATTTATCAGCATTTGGTACATTAACATATCTTGACACTATTGTTCATACAACTAGTTCATTACAAGTTGTTAATCATACAGCATCAGCTGCTGCAACATTTATCCAATATGGTACTAATCAACCAACACTTGTTTGTTATGATGGTGATATAAGCACTAATGTTCCAACATTTACAGTTTTAAACTCCAGAGTTGGTCTTGGCGTAGCATCACCTGATGAAACTTTAACCGTTGACGGAAATACAAAATTTGTTTCTACTACAGCAAATTATATTAAAAAATTATATAATAATGACAATAATAATTCATATGAAATAGTATTTGGTGGAGTTAATACTTCTTAT